TAGTGCCAGTCGAAATTACATATGAGTTAATTGATGAAACTAATTAAATATAATTTTGAATTGATGTATACAATGATTAAAAGGATATAAGGAAAATTATATTATTATGATTGATGCAAGAACAGGTAAAGATATAAAAGATTATCCTATTTTAGATGAACCAAAATTATATGTGTATGTTATGTTGAACAATGTTGGAAAAGTAAAAATAGGAAAGACAAAAAACATACAACAAAGATATCAATCTTTAAGTGGAAGTAATAGTCAAGGTAACGATATTATAAAAATATGTGTTAGTCCTAGTACGTATTTATATACATTAGAAACTATTATGCATGATAAATTTGATAAATATAGAATTCCTAATACAGAGTGGTTTTATGACAGAGAAGATGTCGATGGCGAGTTGTTGTTTGATAAAGCAGTTGAAGAATTAAAATTACTCTTCTCTTCTACTAGTTATAAAACATGTAATAGTGAGAGAAAAAAATTTTATGAGAAATGATTCTCAAAGACAGGTGGATCAAATGACGACAAAAGATATTGAAAACATTGCGTATAATCATTTATGGTCACTAGGAAAATATTTAGTTTTTGAGGTCGCTGCACCAAGAGAGTTAATTAATAAATACCACAGGGAGCGTGTTGATCTTCTTATGTATGAAAGTACAGGCATTTGGAAGTGCTTTGAAATCAAAAACACTGTATCAGATTTTAGATCATCAGCGAAACTTAGTTTTTGGGGAGATTACAATTATTACATATTAAATGCAGATGTGTATAAAACAGTAAAAGATGAAATTCCTGATGGCATAGGTGTTTGGCTTGTATATAAGCCAGATGATTCTAAAGGCTGGATGGAGTGTGTTAAGAAACCCAAGAAAAGGAAAAGATTGTGCAGTCACGAATCATTAATGTTTGCACTAATGCAAGCTTTAAGTCGTGAGTATAAGAAATACAGAAAAATAAAAGAGAAAGAATGTAAATCTTCTACAAAAAGATCAACTAAGAAGAAAACTAAATAATAATATATATAGTAATATAGGAGTAAAAGGATATGAAAATGACAGCAGAAAATAATACAGAACAGTTTGTTTTGGATGATATTAATACAGTGTATATTGGATTTGATGATAATACAGAAGTTAAATTAGATAAAATTATTGAATATGATATTGATTTAGACAAAATAGAACATTCATTTATTGAATTAACCAATGCAGAAACGGACACAGAAATTGTAAATCATTTTGTTGGAAATAAAAAGAACCATGTTATTTATGTAGATGTTAAGGGAAAGGGTTTTGATATTAAAAATAATAAAGAAATTGATGTATATTATAAAATTCCATGTAATATGCATATGAGAAAATTAAGAACCCATGGTGAATGTAGAGAAGAAGTTGGAAGAATGTTTATTCAGTTAGAGGGGTTTATTAAGTAATATGGTAGAAAAACAAATATTAAAATTAACATCTCCTGTCCCATTGTCAGTAAATCACTACCTTGGTACAAGAGCTATTTTAAAGAATGGGAAACCAATGGCAATGATATATGAAACTGGAGAGGCAAAAAAATATAAAAAAGAATTCATAAAATACATACATGAACAAATTAAGGAACAAAATTGGACTTTGCAAGTAGTTGAAAACCAGCACTTCTATTGTGATTGTGTTTTTTATTTTGATAGAATTGATAAAGATTGTAATAATTATTTCAAGTTGTTATTAGATTCAATTACTGAAAGTGAGTCTATTTGGGCAGATGACAATGTAGTATGTGAGCGTGTTAATAGAATTTATTATGACTCTGCCAATCCTAGAATCGAATTAGAAATATATCCTGTAGATTATATAGGGGTATTTGACGATCAAGAACAATTGGATTGTTTTGAGAATAGATGTAAAACATGTAAAAGATACAATAAAAATTGTTCAATTTTAAAGAAAGCAAAAGAAGGACGTATTCAAGAAGAGATTTGCAATCTTGAATGCAGTAAATACAAGGGGAAATAAGATGTACGATTATGAAATTCAAAATTATTTACAAGAAAGAAATTATAAATTGACAAATAAGGAATATGATTATATGTGTAGCACTTGTCCACAAATAAATCATATAAAATATAATGCATTTGAAAATAATTTTGAAGTGTGGACAGATTACAGTTATTTTAAATTTTATGTTTATTATAAAAAAGACTGATTATGAATAAAGGGAGAAAAAATATATGAGTAATAACAATGTTAAAAAATATACAGTAGAAGAATTTTGTGAGAAATATAATAAAACAAATATTGAGCAAACAAAAGAAGCACTTATAAAAAAAGCAATGAATTCACATTATATTCCGTATGAAAAGAAAATTGCAATTTGTGAAAAGATTATTGAAAACTCTTATTATAAGAAAGTTAAAACAATTGAAAAAGATGGTGTGGAAGTAAAAAAGTTGTATGTCAACTCCCCTGCCAGTTATATGCTTTATTGTTTGTATTTAATAAAAGAATATACAAATATTGAAGTAGATTTTTCAAATGTATTAAAAGACTTTAATATGCTTAACGAATCTGAGTTATTTGATATTATTATAAATAATATTTCGGAGAGAGAACTTAAAGAGTTTCGTATGATTTTAGATATGGTAGAAAGCGATGTTTTGCAGAATGAATACGGGGCACATGCATTTATTTCAAATCAGGTAGAAAGATTTGGTGAATTGTTTGGGATAATTGTAAATCCTGCACTTCAAAGATTAAGTGATGTTTTAGAAAATATGGATGAAAAAACAATTGATAAAATAATGAATAAGCTAAATGGATTAAAAGGTAAATTTGGCGTAAAATAATAATTAATGTCGTGATTTATATGTATATGATTGATTATTTAGGCTGTTTGACTTTTTGTTTAACATATTGTATTATTATTTTAGATTATATGAAAGTGAGTGATTTAATGAATACTTATATAATGAGCGATATTCATGGTTGCTATGACGATTTTATTAATATGCTTAAACAAATTAATTTTAGAACAAATGATCAACTTATACTTGCTGGAGATTATATAGATAGAGGCATACAGAATTTTGAAATGCTTAAATGGATAGAAAATGCACCGTATAATGTCCTATTAATCAAAGGTAATCATGAGGTTGAGTTTGCTCAATGTATTAATATTTTATCTTCTTTTATAAATAGAATAGGAATTCAAATTAAAGATAAAAATGATCTTTTAAAAGTATGCTCAGTAATAAAAGAGGATTTAAATAATAATATGTTTGACTATTATGGGACGTTAAAACAATTAATATTTGACCACAATATTACATTATTCGATTTAAATAAATGGAAAAAAATGATTGATAATATGCCGTATATTTTTAAATTAACAATTAAAGGAAATAAGCATATAATAACTCATGCAGGATATATTTCTAGTGAGAAGTTCAATATAATTAAGAACAAATATGATAATATTGAATCTTTTTATATGTATGCAAGAGAAGATTCTTTAAAATATGGTTGTCAAAAAGACACAACTATAATATTTGGACATACTCCAACTATTATGAATGGCGAATTTTATAATGATGGAAATGTATACAAACATATTGGACATAATAATTGTATATTTTATAACATAGATTGTGGAAAGGTATATTATTCTAAAAAATATAAAAATGCTAAATTGGCATGTATTAGATTAGAAGATAAACAAATTTATTATATTTAAAAAAGAATATCGAATAAGAATGTTGAAATGACAAGATGAAAATCTTGTCATTTTTTGTGTTAAAAATAAAATAAAAAGGTGATGAGTTAATGTCTGGAAAAGCATTTCAATTAAGTAAAGAAACAAAAAAAGAATTACAAGAAAAAGCGAGGCAAAAAGCAAAAGAACTCGCAATTGAAGCAAGAGAAAAATTAAGTGAAGAATATTTAAATGTTGTTTCAAATTTTTATTCTGAATATGAACCCAAATATTACTTGAGACATTTTAATAATAAATACGACAATGGTAATTTATTGAGATCGGGTATGGGTAGAACTTTTGAGAAGTATTATAAAAATTCTCATAATACTACTTTTAGTGGTGGAATTAGCATTTCAACAGATAATATGTATGATGATTATCAAGGGTCGCAAATAGATGTCTTGAATTCATTTTTAAATGGATATCATGGTCATCCGTCTGTTGGGATATGGAGTTCTATTCACACATATAAACATATGCTTAGATATAAAGATTTATTAATAGCTGATTTTTCTCAAAGATTACATTTATAAGAGAG